AAAAGGATTAGGTATAAATGCAATATCTGACCATTGAGAAGTAGCAGAGTATTCTCCGTTCTCATATTCGTATCTATAAGCAAAACAAATAAATCTATCTTGTAAATAATTCTCTTGACCACTTGTTGTTATAAGTTGAACAGTAGGGGACTGAGTTGGAGGTCTTTTAATAACAAGAATAGACTCTGCGCTAAATTGGTCTATATTTGCTATAGGATTAGCATAGTTTTTTGTAATATCAATTTTTCGTGGAGCATTATAATCATCAGTAAAAAATAATAAATTCTCTATTATGTTAACTCCTGTTATAAGATAAGTAGCATTGAAATTAAGAGTAGTACTTATACCATTTCCATCATCTATACTTATTATATGATAAGTTAATATATTTGTATTTACATTAAAAGAAACTATTAAATCAAGTTTTCCGGTAGCTCCTACAGTAAAATTGGGGTCGTGTACAAACCAATAAATAGTTTCATTAGCACTATCTTCAATAGCACCAATACATCTTGCATTCGGACTTAATGGAGTTCCATCAATATATGCCAATGAAGTTAATGGTAAATTTCCCATTGTATTGGTAATAACTCCTACCTCAGACATTTCTGTTGAACCCATTCTGACGTTCATAGCGTCAACATATTCTCCTTCAGGAAGTAGTCTTTGGTCAACGACCTTATTCATTCTTCCTGCTATAAAATTTCTTGTTAAATTTGCCATACTATTTTATTACCTTATCCATTCCTCTTAAGTTCATCAAAAGTCTTCCCGGATGAATATTACTGATTCTTATTTTTGCGTTTCTTAACAATGCTGATTTTTCTTTTCTTGCACGAGCTACTACATATTCTTGAACTCCAAATTTTGAGTTAAGGATTTCATAAGTAATATAAGCATAAATATACTTCTCAAATAATTTATTTACAGTAATTAAAGAATCATCTCCTCCTTCCATACCATCAGATATATACTCAAGAATACATAATTCTCCTGCCATACTTGAATCAAAGTTTATAACTCCTGCTTTCTTGTCAACATTAAATGTTGGGTTAAAGTTAGCTGTTTCTGTATTCAAACCAAAATGAGTTCCTACACCCATTTCAAAATACCAATTTCCATTATAATTCCAACCTGACATTCCATCAAAAGGATTACCTCTATTTAGGTATATACTCTTTTTAAGTTTATGAAGTCTATCAAAGTCAATATCAGAGTATTGAGGTTGTAATATATTTCCATTTTGGTCAAACAAAATATTACCTTGTTGGTCCTGTAAGTAAGCATTTGAAGAAAGTGTTTGAATATTTTCTGTCAAAGGTCTAAGCCAACCATCTTTATACATTGAAATTCTAACCCAATTTACATAGTCCGAAGGTAATATAAATCTAAGAGAATCTGTAACACTTAACTCTAAAACTTTTATTTCTTTAAAAGCATCATAGTTTAACTCTTGAACAGCACGTTTTGCGTGAAATATAATTTTATAACGCTCTTCATTATTTACTAATGAATGGTTTCCATAATACATCAATAAATAATTTGTTACAATGTCTTCAAGACTAATGTATTGGTAAGAACCCCAATTTGCATTTTGAGGTGTGATACCATTATTTTCGTAGTATTCATACTGTGATAAATATGCCATATCTTTTTAATTTTATTGTTGAACGCTAAATGTAGGTTGTTCGTGTGCTTGTTGAGTCATACCAAATTGAGTAACCTCCATCTCACGAATAGACATACCACAATATTCAAGTATCTTAGTTACTAACTTGTAAGCATCTTCTACAGGAAGCTCAAAGTCTTGATAATCAGATTGTGATTGGTCAAATACCGGTTCTCCATTTGCTAATGTAATATAAGTCCATTTTGGTGGTAAAGGATGTCTGAAGTAAACAGCCTCAATTTGACCATAAGAATTTACAGTTGCAGGGTATATTTTAATTCTATCCCCTTCTAATGTATATGAAGGATATAGATTATTTGGTTGAGTAAGAAGTGAACTATTTAACATAGTTATTTTACCAACGCTAACCTTATCAGCTTCTTTTACGGAAGACGATATTATTTTATAATTATTAGGTGTAGCTAAAAATATATTAGTATCTAAAAGTATAGTCGTGGCTGATGTTACAGAAACAACATTTGCCACAGAATTAGTAGTGGTATTTACAACTATATCCCCTTGAGATATAGTATTGCTTGAAAATGCTGCTGTAGAATCAACAAGATTAGATGCCGATACAGATGTATTAGTACCTGATGCTAAAACAGTTGGATGACATAATAATTTTAATATATAGTAAGCTGTGTTTCCTGTAGTTGTAATAGAAGGAACTGAATATGAATTTGCTGAAACATTAGACAAGTAATTAGTAACTAAAAAAGTTTCTAAAGTTTCTGACAATGGAGCTTCTATATCTGCATAATCCGTACCTGAACCACGAGAATTTTCAGCGTTTATTACTTTATTGTAACTGCTAAAATACTCCTCATAAATTTCCATTTGTGCATTTTGTGCAAATAAATTGAAATCTGAAGGAGAAATATATCCATAGTTGTTCTTGTTTAGAACGGACAGTACTGAGTTTCTAACTTCGTTTATCATTTTAAATAGTTTTTACAAATATACATAAAAAAAAAGCACAGAAATAACTCTGTGCTAATTTTTGACTAATCACTATTTTTATCTATTCGCTAAGAATAGCTTCTAACATTTTTAGCGCATCTAATCCTTCATCACTTTGAAGAAAATGACCTACCATTTCGTGAGGGTCTTCCCCAAATGGTACTGATAACATTTTCTTTTTATTTGTAGAAGTGTTAAACCAAACTTCTCTGTCGTTATTTCTTAATGCCAATAATTTACTTTCAAAAAATAAATGAATTTTAGCTTGAAATTTAAGTTCAGGGTCGTTTAATATATTTAAAAAGTCTCTTGGTTCAGATTTAGCATATACTAAAATATCTCTCTTCAGAATATCTGATGGATAGATAGAAGGGTCTTTACCAAACATAACTCTTGTCAATGTCTCAATTTGTTCAATAGTAAGTTCTCTTGCAGCAATTAACGCATCGATTTCTATATTGAAATCTGCAACTTCTAATTCTGCTTCTTTTTCTTCATCAACCTCTAAAAATACTTTTCCATTTAAAGGATGATAATGTAAGAACTCCTGTAGTACAGGATTAGTTCTTGAAACACTTAAAAAACCATCTTCAAACATAATTGGTTCTACAATAGCGTTTCCATCTTGCTCATCTTCAAAAGGAGATTTTTGATTTATAGCATATCTTAAAGCTCTGTTTTGATTTTTGTCTTCATCATACCACATTAAAGGGAATCGTGGATGATTTCTTGCCGCTAAGCTATATGAAAGCGGATTTCCTGATAATAATTTGTAGACCTTGTCTACAGTTTTTGTCTTTGCCATTTTATAAATATTTAATTTGATTTAATTCTTTTTCTAAATAAAAAATATACAGAGGGACAATTTGTCCCCCTGTAATATTTAAACTATATATTAACCGAAACGGAATAATACGAAGTTGTTTGCACCTAAAGTACATACACATCTTTCAGATAGGAAGTTCACTTCCATTGCATCTAAGTCAGATGTTTGAGCACCTCCGGCAGAACCTGTAATCCAAGTTTTGTAACGTCTGTCCTCAGCTTCAGAAGCACGGTATCTTACGTGTAAGAATGGTCTCTTAGCGTTTTTACCTAAGATTTGGTCGTATACTGAAGTAGAACCTGCAGGAACTAATAAACCTGTTACAGTACCTGTTGCAGTTGCAGCAGTTTGGTTTAAACCTCCACGCATTGTTGGGTCATTTAAGTATTTCCAATCAGATTTGTAGAAATCATAACCTCTACGGAATCCTGTAAATCCTAAGTTTAATGCCATATTAATATCATTATCGAATAAACCGAATGATGCAGACTGAGCAGCACCACTTGAAGTGTATCCATTTAATGTAGCTAACATATTGTCGATGTCGAAAGACAATCCACGGTTAACGAATAAAGCATTTTCTTCAATAGCTCCTTGTTTATCTAAACGAGAAACAATTGTATCCCAATCTTGTAATGTAGTTGGTGTACCACCACCCCATACATTTCCTCTATCATTTACAACGTAGAAGATACCTTCAGACCCCATATAACCTGCTGTGTTAGCAGCTGAACCTGACGCAGCAGGAACTGCCTCAATCATTGCAGTCTCTAAGTAATCTTCGAATCTTAAACGAGTTTCGTGCTCAGATTTCAAATACCATAAGTATCCTGTAGCACCATTCTCAGTAGTAACTTCTACCCATCCGATTTGAGCCATATCAGAACCATTAACCGCATATTTATCTTTAATGATAATTGGGTTGTTAGAGAAGATTGAATCTTCTGATTCTAATGAACCAACCATTCCCGGAGTTCCTTTTTTGAACTCAGAACCGTAGATGAATACAGTACATTGAGTAGATACAGCAAAAGCTTGTCCTGCTGCTTCGTAGTAAGCTACTGTGAAAGTAGTTGCAGATGGAACTGCAGTTACGATTGCTTTGTTGAAAACACCTGAAGTGTTGTTTTGAATCATAACAGTTTGTCCAACTCTGATAGCGATGTAAGTAACACCTGAATCAGCTACAGTGAAAGTAGCAGTTCCTGAACCTGCAGCAGCAGCTGAAGTACAGTTAGTGTATTTAATGTGTAGACGACCTTGTTCTGCCCATTTAATTTGGTCAGAGTTAGAAGGCATCTCAGCACCTACCATTCTTAAGAATGATGCGATGGTTCTATTACCATAACGCTCAAATTCTTTCTCATAAGTATCAGGAAGATACTGATTTAAGAAGTTGAAGTTAGTAATATAGTTTGTTTGTAATGCTACTTGCTCCGCTGCCGGTTGTAATGCATAAGTAGGATTGTTTAATAAAGCACTTGCCATTTTTTTTTAATTTAAAGTTTTACAATTTTTTAATGCTTCGGATTTTTAGGCTCCTTCCCGAATCAGGATTTACCTCTCTAACTTGAACCCCTTCAGTTGACTTGGTAACTTGAGGTGCCATACGCTCAGACATTTGAATATTCTTAATATTCTTCATTGTCCCATCAACAGCATCTGATTTACCTTGTTCATAAAAGAACCTTGCAAACTTTTCAGGATTCATAGCTACAGCTAATGACTTATGATAACCTACTGCATCTTTAATTAAACCTTGCTCATCTAAAAACTTATTTACAAAGTTTGCAGGATTAGATTGTAATTTTTTCAATTCATTTCGGTCTGCGGGATTAAAAGTAATCTTCTTGTCGTCCATTGCAAATTCAAAACCTTTGAACTCGTCACTGAAAACTTCTTGGGTTTTTTGTTCAAACCAATTTCTTTTTCTCTCGTTTTCTTCTTCAATAGTCTTAGCCTCTTTGGTATATTGCTTATAGCTTTCGTAGATTTCCTTTTCTTCTTCAGAAATAAGTGGGGCACTTGACTCAAGTGGCACTTTGTATTTTTCTTTTTGAGAATTGAAAAACTTCTTGGCTTCAGCAACAGCCTTTTTGGTTTCTAACTTAATTTTTCTAATTGTAGATTCATCATCAATATCTTCGTCATATCTATAGTCATCCATCAAGACTTCTATATCATCTGAATCAAGACCATCTTGAGTGGAAGAAAGATACTCTCTTAAAAGAGTTTCAGGCTCCATAGAATCTACATCTTTGTTTAGCTTCATAAAGTCTTCAATCCCTCTACCTGTTTCTTGCTTATATCTTAAATAAGTAGCTACATCTTCAGGTAAATCAATTGATTCTTTTCTTTCAGCCATTAAATCGTCAAACGATTTAATTTCTTTATTATATTTTTTACCAATATATGAAAGAACTTTTTCTTCTGATAACTCATCCGAACTATCATCGTATGCGGTTGATGTGTTTACTTGTGGTGTATCCACAACAGGTTCATCAAATTGTGGTTCATCAACTTGTTGTTGTTGATTACTAACATCTGCAAACTGCTGCTCGTGTTTATCAAGTAACTCTTGTTCTACTTGAGCAACCCCTTTTTCTTCAGTACCATCTAAGGCTCTTACTTTTAATTCCATTTTATTTGATTTTAATTTGATTTAATTTTTTACAAATGTAAACAAAAATGTTTATATTTTATCGAGGCTCAAATTCTCCTAAGTCGAACCCATCTAAGCTATCCTCATTTGATTCAAAATTCAACGGAGGTAGGTTATTTTTACGTTGATTTATTAACTTTGATTGCTCTGTATTTTGTTGGCTTATTCTTTTAGCTTTTGCATCTTCTCTTTCTTTCTCACGAGCACTAAGTGTTTCAACTTCAATACCTTTTAATTGCTGATTATAGCTAAACTCTTGAGCCATAAGGTCAGATTTCATTTGAGCTTCTCTTTCTAATAACTGTATGTCAAAAGCAATCTCAGCTTGTTTTAATTGCATTTTTGTTTGAAGCTCTATTTGCATTTTCTCCGTTGCTATTTGACCTGCCATCTCCTGAGACTTCAATTGTTGTTGAGCAGTCATAGCTTGCTGTTGCATCTTCATTTGCTCTTCACGCTCTTGTTTCTTAACTCTCTTAAGTTTCAATAATTGATTCGCAAGTTTAAGGTTTTTAATTTCACGAATATCAATTGCATCTTCAAGGTTAATGTCTCCTTTAGACAATGCCATTTGAATATTAGCTTCAAGTTGAGCTTTTTGTTCTTCATCAGGAGAAACCTCAATAAAAATACCAAAATCATAAATATAAAGTTCTTTAATATCATTTAAGATAGAAACATTGAATCTACCTATCTTATTAATGAAGTCTTCTTTAAAGTCAGAATATTCTAATATATCTGCAATTCTATAAGTCAAAGCTTCAGCTAATGTTCTATAAACGAATAAACTTCCTTCTAAGATATGTCTTGTAGCTGTATTTGAATTTAATGCTGCCAACTTCTGAACACCAACTAAAGAATTAGGGTCAGGCATAGAACCATCTCTTGCTTCATTTAATCCGGTTACTGACCTAATCATATCCATATAATGATTATAATTAGCTAAAAGCATTTGCGTTTTAGAAGCACCTGAATTAGAAGTTAATTGAGTAATAGGAACTCTTGCATTATTGAAGTCTCCATCTTGAGTATAACTACGACCAATAACAGAACCTGTTTGGAAGTATAATCTTAATGCGTCTTCAGGATTGTATGCTGCTCCTGTACCTAAGTCAACTTCATTCAAACCATCAGCATCAATAAACACCCCATCAGGAACTGTTCTGTTAATTACTTGTTGTAGTTTTAAATGTGTTATTTGAATAAGGTCTGCAAAAGGAATCATTCTTCTTACTAAAGACTCAATTACTCCTTTATACATACGAGGTGCTGCAGCAACATAATTTGGTATTGCGTGTTGAGATGCTGATTTTGGTCTTACCATATTTTTAGATAAGTCCCATTTTAAAAGAATATTGGTTCCCATAACCATAACTCCTTCATACCAAACATCAATTGTTTTCTCAATCTTTTCGAAGTTACCTTCTTCCATCATTTCTGTAGGAGGATTGAAAGTATCATCTTTCTCAATCATACGAGTAGCTCCGTTATCAAGAATTTTTTTCTTGTAAACAATTTTTTTCGTAGTCTTATAATTGAAATACATTAACGTAGCTGTATCTCTTGAAAATACACTATTCTCATAGAATTGAGCAACATTATAATAATCGTACCATTGTTGGCTATATTGTGTAATTTCTTGAAGGTCTTCTTTTGTTAAAGTAGGGTCTATCTTCATTAACTCTGTAATAGGAAGCGTTTTAATTTCTCCCCAATAAAAACAATCTCTAAAATATGGGTCCTCTGTATAAGAGTAAACAACATTAGCAGGGTCAACATAAGAAATCTGTACACCTGACCCTTGAAGAAATTCGTGTTTAGCTATTCCAATACCAATTACAGTAGCGTCATAATCAATTCTTTTTCTAATATTGTCATAATGGTTTTCTTCAAACATTGTATTAATAGCTTCTTCCTCAGCTATCTCAATAGCAGGCTTATAGTTAAGCTGCATATATAATGATAATTCTTCATCACTATTAGGAAGTTTGTCAGGGTCCATAATAAAAGGGTCAACTCCTGAAAGCTCTTTTATTTGAGATAAGATTTGTTTACCTGCTACTTGAGACTCCATCATTTCTTGATACTTGCTTCTCTTAGCTTGAGACATTGCATCTTGTGCGTATGCCTTAACTTTAAACAATCTATCTGACATACCGTTTACAACAATATCAACAAATTTAGGAATGATTGGAACAGGAGTCCAATCTAAATTTAGATAGGATAAATCTCCATCAATAGCTAATTCATTTTTGTATTTAGCAACAGGCTGTTCTCCTCTCGCATAGAGCCTTAACCTATTAAACTCCCTCCATTGGCTATAATATCTACAATTATTTCCGTCTTTTCTGAACCATTCGTACTGAATAGCTTGACCAACTTGTAAACCAAATTGAGGAGACGCTTTTTCCGTATCAGTAGCTAACTGACTTGGAAATACTGACGATGTAATATCTATTGTTATATTTTTCATTTAATTAATTGACTTGTTGAACCATCATTAGAATACCTTGCGAAGTTAATAATAATTTTTGAATCTTTTTTCTCCGGCATATATAAATGCTTTTGGTTAGCCATAATAGCTAATCCTGAACTAATAGAAGCATCAAATTTTGTTCTATCGTTTATATCAAACTTAGCCCAATCCTCTAATGTTCTCGTAAAAGGCATATTGCCTATTTGGTCAGGGTCTCTATAATTACCTGCCATATCAAAACCTATATGCTTCTCTATGTAAGACTCAATCGCAGAAGCGTGAGACTGTTTAACATCTTCAGATGAGTTAGGTATTCCTCCAAGTTCTCGTTCTGTTTTTGTTAACTTATTATATTGTTTATCAGGTCTGTTTAGACAGTATTGTCTGTAACCTCTATTTTTAAAATGGTATAGTAATCGAGGTTTGTTGTTCTCAATTAAAATAGGCATACCATAGAATACACAAGCCATAAGAACTTCTTCGAAAAATATCTCAGCTGTCTGAGGTCTTGCTATGTATTCTAAGAAAAACTCATTAGAAGGTGCATCATCCATATTAAACTTAGTAAGTCCGTGAAGAGAACCATTAGACCCTCTACCACCAACTACTGCTGATATATCATAAGAGTCACACCCAAAAGAACCTATGTGTTCATTTCCCGGATGTTTAACTCCATTTCGTGTATGTACATTATTCTGTAAGTGTTTTGCAGGAGTCCAACTAACTAAAAACCTTCCTTTGTTATCGGGAGTAAAAATAACTTTAGTGTCTTTAATCCCATCCTGCCAATGAAAAGAACCTCTTGTAATATAATGCTCTTTTATAAGAGAGTCATTGTAATCTATTTGTTGGTATATCTTTGTAAGGTTAAATAAAGATTGCTTACTTTCATCTCTAAATGCGTGAGACTCTGTTCTTGGAAACTGACGATAGAACTCATTTAACGCATCAGCATCATTCTTCAAAGAGTCAACCTCTGCTTCCCAATAATCGACAGCACCATTCTTAATCATACCTCCGTCTACACCTTTTATAGGCTCAACAGGCTTATAGAAAATAGGCATACCATATTTATCTATGAATCCCTCCATATTCCATTCCATAGGAATAAATAAAGAGTACAATCCTGATTTAGTTTGGCCGTTGGCATTTCTAACTAATACATTAGAATCCTCATACATATCTTTATAGTTCTGACCTCCTTTTGATAAAGCATTTGATGTTGAACCCATCATACACTTACCAATGATTTTAGAACCCAATCGAAGACAAGTCTTAGTTACTCGCCAATTCTCTTTGATATTATTTGGCTTAGTCCATTTGCCACTATTTAAACTTAAAGTAAAGTCAGATAGTATTAACTTCCTTTCATTATCATTGTTTCCATTTACTTGTATACCTACATAATCTCCTTTTCCAATATATTCAATACTAACTTTATTTCTTCTTCCTCTTGTTTTTGGAACATACCCATCAAATGATTTTTTCTTCGTAATAATAGGTATCATTGAAAGGTTTCCTGAAATTGAAACTTTATATGTATCAGTATTATAGTTACTTTTACGATGCTTCACATTAGAGCAAGATAATCCACAAGATAAAGCAATAAACCTAATAGATTCAATTATATGTTTTTTACTCATTCCAAACTCTATGATGTTTTTCTTTTTATTAGAGTAACCATCGGAATCTATAAGTCCGGCTAATAATTGTAATCTTGTTTCTATAGAAGATTTCATATATTGCTCAGGAACGTGTTTGTTATTATAAACACCTATATCTCTTAGAGATTGGTTTATTCCTTTAAAAGCAAATTCAACAATTTTAGGACAGTCTGATTTTTTAAGCTCAAAAGGTATATTTTTCATTTGAGCAATCATACCTAAATAATGCAATAACTCAGGCTCTTCTTCCTTATTAACAAGTATAGTGAAAGCTTTTTTTCTACCATCGCCAAGCCATAGTCCAAGTAAGTATGGGGGTATACCTTGAAATACATCTTCAGATTCTATCCCTTTAGACACGACTCTTGTTATATGTTGTTTCCTATATTTAGAGCTATTAAAATACTCTTTAGCCGTCAATACTATCTCTCCTTTATTATACTCATTTAAAACCAATCTATGATTTTCTGTAACCACATAATCTTCTCCGTATGGTTGTTTTATTAAATAAGTATCAGTATTTCCTTCTGTTTTAGCTACTACTGTTTTTTTGATGCCTCCCTCTATAAATACCTCGTCTCCTTGTTTTATGTCTTTTATTTTTTTAAAAGTCCAATCCGACATTAATATTAATGTTTCGGGAGCATAACACTCATCGTGAGCTAAGAATAAAAGCTTTTCCCCATCATAAGAGTTGTCTTCTGTATTCTTCCAATCTATTGATGTATCTAATCCTTCAATTATTTCAACATCAGATTCATACATATTCTTCTTTGTAATCTTAGATGCAGGAACTCTAAACG